CTTACTATAGTTCCTTTAATAGCCGAACAACTCAATATTAGCGTAAAAAACGATGAACAACTTGTTAAATTAGCAGGTATAGTTCAACGTGCCTTGTCCGCTACTGTAGATGATACGGCTGGTTTTATTTTAAGTGAGGCTGAAAAGGAACAACTATTTTCAGCTGCTCAAGAAATAGGTGACAGTATTAATGGCCCCGTAAAATAAAAATATGAGTACTAGGGTACGAGAAGGTTTATCTTTTATTACAACCGCAATTGGTAATAATAATTTTTTACCTCCTTTCCAATATAAGGTAGGAAAAGTATACGCTGTTATATTAAATGATAAAAATGTCCCTGAAAAAGTATGGAATGATAACGGTGCCTGGGCAGGTATTGGTACTATATTATATCAAATATATAATGAGAATACCGAAATTCCTTTAGAGGATCTAGATAATTCTAAATTAAGTGAGCTACCCACAGCATTGCCTTTATTTCCATATCAAAAATATTTTCCCCTTCCAGGTGAAATTGTTTTATTAATGGATCTACCTTCTGCCCCTTCTCCTATTACCAATAAAACTGAAGAGACTTATTATATATCTCCTATTAATGCTTGGAATAGCCCTCAATTTAATGGTTTATTTTTAGAAGAAGATAAAAATTTACTTTATAACTCATTTAATGAGCTTTCTGATTTTAGAGGAGTATTGACATTTGAGGGTGATTATGTGTTAGAAGGTAGATTTGGTAATTCAATCAGATTTGGAAGTACTAATAAATCAGGGGATCAAGATTTATCTCCTTGGTCTACTAATCCTGGGGAGTTAAATAATAATCCTATTTTAATTTTATCTAATGAGCATGGATATAAACCTCCCGGTTCGGATCTATATGTTGAAGACATAAATAAAGATGGATCTTCCGTTTATTTATCCTCTCAACAATTCATTCCTTTAAATACAGGAAATGTTAGATTAAGCAATATAACTAACCCTATAGGAGTATCAGCATATAATGGACCCCAAGTTGTTATAAATGCCGATAGAACTATTATTTCTTCTAAAGCAGATGAAGTATTAGTATTTGGTAAAACAGGAGTTGAATTATATTCTCAAGGTCCTGTTTATATGCAAAGTGATAAAACAGGTATTACTATTCAAAATAATAAAATATACTTAGGTCCATATAACAATTCTCAAACTACTCAACCTCTTGTTTTAGGAAATGATTTAAGAAATTTACTTTCTGGGTTGTATAAGGCTCTAAGTAATTTTAGTACTACTCTAGCTGGAGCTCTGTCTACACCAGAAGGTACAGCTATAACTCAAGTACAACTAGCAGCAAATAATTTGCAAACATATTTGAAAGATAATCCGGTTAGTAAAAAAATACTTTCTAAAAAAACATATACATTATAATGCCAACAACAGATGAAAAAATAAAAGCCTCTCAAAAAGCATTAGATGAATCTTCTGCTTTATATGAAGAAGGAAAGAAAAAATATGATGCTGCTGTTGCTGCTTATGAAGTAGCAAAGGTAGCATCTACCCAAGCTAATTCATTTGTTAAAACCTTACAAAATACTCAATTAGATACTACTGCTGCTTTATCTGCAGCTGCTACTTTTGTTCCTGATCCTAGGCAATATGCTGCTCAAATTAATCAACCTGGTGTTAATCCTCAAGAAATACAAAAGCAAGTATTAAATGATGGTATAAAAAAAGCTAATAAAGCAGAAATAGCAAAAAAACAAGCAGAAAAAGAAGTTCAAAAAACTACTAAATACTTAAATGGGGTTAAAGATCGTATAAATGTTATAAAAAACCAATTAGGCATAGTAACATCAGGGAAAGATCTAACTAAAAATGCTCAACAAGCTGAATTGTTAAGTGATAGTAAGATTAAAGCAGATCAATCAAAAATAACTTTAAATAGTACTAGAATACTCTTAAACGAAAATAAAGCCGCTATAAAAGCCATAGCTAAAGCAGCTACATTATATATCACAGCTAAAATACTTAATGGTGAAGTTAAAAAATTATCTAAAACAGTACAACAATTAAGTCAATTAGTTGATAAGGTAAATGCTCAAATTGAAGCAATACAAACTAAACAAGATGTATTAAAAGCAAGAATAACAAGAGATGCTGCTTTAGTTACATTAAATAATGCTGAGCGTCAAATAAATAGGGTTAGAAAAACTATAAAAACATTAGAAACTATTCTTACTATTATTTCATTAGTTATTAAGATATTATTACTTGTACCTGTACCTACTACTCCTAAAGTTGTTCAAAAAATAATAAACACAGTATTACTTATAGATGCTATTATAATACTTTTGGGAGTAACTAGAGCAGCTTTAGAAGATCTTATAGCTGAGGTGCAATATGAAAAATCTAGATTATTGCCTATAAGTGATATTATTGATCAAGCAATTAATAATAATCTAACCCCAGAAGAAATAGCAGCATTATTAAATAGAAATGGTAATTTTGGTCAACTAGGTCCTTTAGAAGGAATAGTATATAGAGGATTCACGTTTGCTATACTTGAAGAAAATGATCCTAAATTTGTAGTAGCAGGAAATAAACGTAGATATGCTGTTGCTTATGATAGAAGTGGATTTATTACTCTACGCTCTCAACCATCATTTACATTGGATCCGGAAGTATTAGTGGATGAGTTGAAATTAAAAATTGATGAACAAAATCTTGAAGCTTAATATTTATTGACATGAAAACGCAAGAATTAAAAAATCTAATCAAAGAAGCCGTTAGAGAGGTTTTAAAAGAAGAATTAGCTAATTTGGGTAAACAAAAAATCCAAGAATCATTAATTTCGCATGAGGAATGGCCTACTGCTAAATTTAACACCAGTAATGTTAATCCTGCCTTTCGCCAAAGTTTAATGGATCAAATGGGAATGGCAGCACCTCAACCTGCTGCTCCTAAAACATTTGCAGAAAAACAAAACATATACCAAAGTATGTTAGAACAAACTGCAGCTGAGTTAAGATATAACCCAGCAGATATTAGTAATTTTAGAAACGTTCAATAATGGCTTATATAAGGAGTAATAGAGTTGATCCTAGAGACTTACAAAAAAATACCGCAATTGGGGTTAAATTACCCTTTAATGCACCTGGTGTTTTTTACAGTACATTCTCTACGTCAGATCAGTTAAAATACAACCTTATAAATTTATTATTAACAGCTAAAGGAGAAAGGATTGATAACCCAGAATTTGGAACACTATTAAGGGCTCAATTATTTAATCCAATGACTCCTGCTTCATTTAGTGACATTGAAGATAGTATAAAAGATAGTGTTCAGATATACATTCCTGAGATTTTAATAAATAAAATAGAATTTATACAGGAAGGAGAATATGGAAGCAATGTATTAGTAGTAAAAATAGCATACCAAATTTTAATCTCAGGAAAAACAGATACAATAACAGTTAATTTTGAATAATGGCAGAACAAAAAAATATATCATACTTAAATAAAAATTTTACGCAATTCAAAGCATCTCTTATTGAATTTGCTAAAAATTATTTTCCCAACACTTATACAGACTTTTCAGAAGCTTCTCCTGGTACTATGTTCATTGAGATGGCTTCTTATGTTGGTGATGTTTTGTCATTTTACACTGATACTCAAATTCAAGAAAACTTTGTTTTAACAGCTGTTGAAAAACAGAATTTGTTAAACATGGCTTATTCATTAGGATATCGCCCCAAATCTTCATATGCTGCTGTCACTACAGTTGATTTTTACCAACGTGTACCTATATCAGCTGGTAGTCCAAATTTAGACTATGCTTTAATTATTCCCGAAAATACTCCATTACAATCTATTAGTACGGGTATTAATTTTATAACGGTTGATAGAGTAGATTTTTCCGATACAGGTTCAGTTGAAATTAGTTTGTATGATGCAAACAATTATTTATTTAAAAAATCTACAAGAGCTATATCTGCTGAGATTATAAGTACAAATTTTACATTTGGTGCTCCTCAAAAATTTACTTCTGTTGAAATTAATGAACCTAACTTCTTACAAATACTTCAAGTAACAGGAAGTGATAGTAGTATATGGTATGAAGTACCATATTTAGCTCAATCTAATATTATTAATAAAACTACTAATACAGGAGCAAATGCTGATAAGGTTCCTTATATTTTAAGTTTATTACAAACTCCTAATCGTTATGTTACTAGAATTAAAACAGACGATATTGTAGAAATGCAATTTGGATCAGGAATGTATGTTAATGATCCTGATGATGTTATCATCCCTAATCCTGACACTATTCAACTTGGTTTAGTACCATCTGTAGATACATCAGATTTAGTAAATAACTATAACCAAGCTGCTGTATTTTATACTAAACAGTATGGTACTGTACCTGCTAACATTTCTTTAAATGTCCAATATACCGTTGGAGGTGGTGTCCAAGCCAATCTACCAGCTGGAGATATTGCTCGAATAACATCTAATGCGGGTATATTTGCTGTTAATTCTCTTTATACAAATGCTTCTTTATTATCTTTAGTTTGTACTAATCCTGTTCCTTCTACTGGAGGTAGAGGAGGAGATACAGTTGAAGAAATCCGTTTAAATACATTAAATGCATTTTCTGCTCAATTAAGGGCAGTAACTAAGGATGACTATATGACTCGTGCTTTAAGTATGCCATCTGAATTTGGTACTATTGCTAAAGTGTATATAGAACAAGCCTCAACATTGTCAGTACAGTCAGGAAATGATCCGTTAATTGATAATAATCCTCTTGCTTTATCAATGTATGTGTTAGCTTATAATGATAACAAACAATTAGAAAATGCTACTTTAGAATTAAAAACTAATTTAAAAGAGTATCTTGAACCATTTAGAATGGTTACAGATGCTGTTATAATAAAAGATGGTTTTTATATTAATTTAGGCTTAAACTTTGATATAACTGTGATTCCTGGGTTAAGTAATAAGCAAATATTAACAGATTGTATTTTAGCTTTACAAGATTATTTTGACATAGATAAATGGCAAATTAATCAACCTATTATTATATCGGATGTTTATGGTGTACTAATGCAAATAAAAGGAGTACAGTCTGTTGTTAAACTTGATTTCACTAATTTATCTGGAGGTAACTATTCACCTTATAGCTATGATGTGCAGGGAGCCACTAGAAGTGGAATAATATATCCATCTTTAGACCCTTCAATATTTGAAATAAGATACCCAGATACAGATATTCAAGGTAGGGTTGTAACTTTTTAATAATCCTATATTTATTGGTAAATAACAACATAGATGGCCGTCTATAAAATACTCCCTGAAAAGGATACAACTATATATTCTGCATACCCTACAACTAATACGGGGCTAGATCAGATAATAGAAATCCAAAATACTACATCTTCTTTTAGTAGTAGTGCTAATGTATCCCGAATTCTTTTAACTTTTCCTACATCTGTTATTAGAGATGTTATCAATAACGATGTTGGAGACCCTTCAGGTTTTAAAGCATATTTAAAACTTTTTGTAGCAAATGCTACCTCTTTACCTGATCAATATGCATTAAATGTTTTTCCTGTTTCTTCTTCTTGGGAAGTTGGAACAGGCAGATTCCTATATAACCCCCCAGTTACGTCTGATTGTACATGGATTCAAAGAAGTAATTATGTTAATTGGGCTACTTCTAGTTATGAACCTGATACAACGGGTTCTTACCTTAGTAGTAGTCCTGGAGGAGCAACATGGTATACATTATATGAGGATTCTCAATCTTTTGTAATAAACAGCACAAAAGATACAAATATAGAAGTTACAGATGTTGTAGGTAACTTTTATAATGGTAATCTTGACAATAATGGATTTTTGATAAAAATGGAAGATCTGTATGAATTTGATACTTCATCTTCTTTTTCATTAAAATTCTTTTCTAAAGATACTCATACTATTTATGCTCCTCAACTTGAAATCAGATGGAATGATAGCTATTATGATAGAGGAACTTTAACATTATTAACAAATGAAAATACTATTGTTACTTTAGGTAATAATATAGGAGAATATAATAAAGATACAGTATATAGATTTCTTGTAAATGCAAGACAAACATATCCTGCTAGACAATTTACCACTGTATCTGTTTATACTATAAATAGAGCTTTACCTTCAACAACATATTGGGCTATTCAAGATTTAGATACAGGAGAATATGTTATAGATTTTGATACAATATACACTAGAGTTAGTTGTATCCCCACAACCGGAAACTATTTTGATCTATATATGTCTGGATTCCAACCAGAACGATATTATAAAATACTAATTAAATCTGTATTTGCTAATGGGTCTGAGGTAGTATTTGATAATGATTATATATTTAA